TGCATGGGTGCCAGGCCAATCTCATAGCCCCACTGCACACAGACCAGGATGTCTTCTGGTTTGCCCTGGTACGCGCGTGGCACCATGTTGGACTTGGAAAGCATCTCGGAAAATTTTATAGCCTCGGTAATGTTGGCAGGGGCAAACCCTGCGGTGGTGGTTAAGCTAGTCATTTTGATCCTCCAGTTTGTGAATTTAGAAATGCAATATTCGGGGTCTCATTTTTAAGTGCGTAATACTCGACTTGCACCTTAGCTGAGTTAATCATTTTGCCTGCAAGGTTTGCGAACTCCGCAGCTTTCTTGGCATCAATTTCACCAGACTCAAGCTGGTCAAAGATGGCTGACAATCGGTCTCTTACTTGATCTACATTTTTCATTTGGACGCTCCTTTTAATGCGCGAAGTAGTTTTATGTGTGCTGCTTTAGCCTCAATCAATGAAGGCGGGATATCAACAAAAGCCAAACTTGAGTGCCTTGCAATAAGTTTGGCAACATAAAGCCAGTTCAAATTCTCTTTTTGTTGAGCCGAATATTTTCTGTTATATGCACGCACATGATCTCGGTTTTTTCTCTTCCACTCCTTAAGCAAAGTTAAATATTTTTCTCGATTTTCCTCATAATGCTGTTTTTTCTTTTCTTTATAAGACGGGTAAAGTTCTCTCATTCGCTCATTAATTAACTCTTTGTGTCGCTCACGATAAGCAGCTTGGTTTAGTCTGATTCTTTCTCTATTTTTTTCTCTGTAGCGTCTTAGTGTTTCTCTTTTCTTGTCTAGATCTTTGTATGGCATCAGTTGATCTCCTTAATCTGGATTGTATTAATGCGAATAGTTGATGCTGGTTTGGCAGGCACGACACGCTCGGCTGTGGCCTTGTAGTGCCGCATGGGCCAGGTCACCTTATACCTGGCAGTGGTGCCTACCGTATGCTCTTGCAGACGCTCCTTGAGGCTCTTCTCGCAGTCATCAATGATGTTCTCTAGACGCTTGATCTCTGCCTTGCAGTCGAGCAGCTCCTCAATGATCTCTTCTGTGGCCCCGGTCAGCTCGATCGGTGGTGCATCCTCATCGCCTCGGTCACCCCAGGTGCGCTGGGCATCCTTGTTATCGGTGGGCGGGTACCAGTCCAGCTCCCCGGTCTCTTTGAACTGCTCCACCTTCTTGCTGAAGTCCAGAGTAAGGTCTCGGATCATGTCAAGGGTGGGTTGGTGCGCCTCAAAGAGGAAGATGCGGAGCTTAGATCCTCGGAACAGGATAGCCACGGCACCCCATGTCAGCCTGCCCAGGATCTGCATTTGTGCCTGAAGTTGAATTGGCCCCATGTAAAGCGGCGGTGAATCGACAGGCTCGGTGGCCGTGGTTTTGATCTCCACGACACCCTTGCCATCAAGCGTGATCTGGCCACTGTCGTTCATCACATAGATGCCATTGTCTGGGTCGTGGTGGACAACCTGGCCATTACCCTCTGCCGTGCTATCAATCGAACAGGCCAGGGGCAATACCGGGTGCTGGTAGGCCTGCGGGTGGTCAAGCTGATAGTCAGTCAGGCCCAGCTTCTCCATAGCCTTCATGGCCACCAGGCCTTCCAGGGCGGTACCCCAGTCTGCAGCCTCAGATACCAGTGGCTCCCTTGGCTTGCCCAGGATGGCATTGGTGACGGTGGTCAGGACATCATTGGGACTCGACCATGGGCTGGCCCCGGCCAGAGCTGCAAGCTGGCTGGCAGACAGTTGATCATCTGGTGTTAATTTACCTTGTGCTTGTGGTGCGTTCATTGACTTCCCCTCTCTTGTATTAAAAAGTATTTGGCAAACTTCTTGCCGTTCTTGCTGGCCATCTCGGTGCCAATGACATGGCCATCAGCTCTCAGGTCATTGATCCTGGCAGCCAGGCGCATACAACCGCAACCTTCCAGGGCATCAAGTGCTGTCAGCGGTCTCTTCCTCAGTGTCATCAAAATCCACTCGGCCTGGCTCATAGTCGAGTCGGACTTCGTAGGTCTTGAAGGTTTCCCCACAGTTGAGGCACCGTCTGCGCCTGAAAACCACTGGGCCAAGGTCGAAACGATGCTGGATTCTGGTTTCGAGAACTTCTGTTTTGTTTCCGCATTCACAGTTCATTTACCCCCCTAAGTAGACAAGCAGTAAGTAGATTAAAGCCAGCAGGGCACCGCACCAGAACCAGTCCCAGACCTTGCTCAAGAACGGTGGATCTTTGTAGAAGATGCGCTTGCCATTGCTGTCGTGGTGGACAAGATGCTTGAAGTCAGTCATTTGTTTTCTCCCCAGGTTCTCAGATGGCCCCAAGGATCACCTGCACCAGTGGATAGTGGCAGCTTCTGCTTGGGTAGCTTGAAGTACTTACGCAACCCTTCTTGGCGCTCTGCGATGGGGTGCTGGGTCTTCAAGTAGTCTATGCATCCTCCGACTGTAGATGGGTGCAGGTTCAAAAAACGAGCTATCTCGGTAATGGTCTGCTTATCTTTTTGCAAGGCCTTATAGACCCGGTCAGCATTCTTCATAGTAGGTAATCTCCCAAGGTTTCTCGAAAGTTCTGGGCCAGGTCGTCCAGCACTTCGATGGTTTCAGGGCTATGCTCACTGTGTTTACGAACCTGGCGCAGGTATTCCATGCCTTCGATGATTGCAGAGCGCAGCTCCATGGCCTGCACATAGGTGCGAGCCTGGTCTGCGTTTTCACAAGTAACTTCAATCTTGAATGTCATGCAGCTCTCCTCAGAATTTCACACACTTGGGCGTGGCCCCAGCGGTTGCCGCCACGGTAAGTAGAAACACCGGCCAGGGTGAGCTGATCGGCAATGGCTCGACTGGTCTTGTAGCCAGCCTGCTGGAATTTCCTGATGAATGGCAGCACCTGGGCATCGAATGCCGCGGCAGCAGCCTTCTTAGCCTCTATGCTGGCCTTTAGTGCCCTGTCAATGGTAGGGCTACCAAGTTTAGTGCCACGGGCCTTGGCAGCCTGTAGAGCAGCCTTGGTGCGCTTGCTGATCTCTTCACGCTCATGCTGGGCAACAACCGCTCGGACACCGAACTCAAGGGTGCCGGCGTTGGGCATATCGGCTGCAACGATCTGCACGCCAGAGTCACGCAGGGTGAGCAAAAAAGCAGCCTGGCGTGAGAGTCGGTCAATCTTGGCAATGAGCAGGGCAGAACCAGTCTGGCGGCACATAGCCAGGGCAGCCTGGAGCTGTGGCCGGTGATCGTTCTTGCCAGACTCGATCTCGGTGAAGCTGTGGACGATGTCGGCAGCGTAGGACTGCACGGCAGCCTGCTGGGCCTCCAGGCCGAGGCCAGAGGCACCCTGCTTGTCGGTAGAAACTCGGTAGTAGGCAATGTATTTCATTTGATATCTCCTGAGAGGATTCAAAAAGGGGCCGAAGCCCCGTGGGTTAAGCGTTGGGATACCAGCGGGTTTCATCAAACTCAGCGGGTTTGCTGAGTCGCTGCTCAATGCGCTGGTACATCACTTGAGCAGCAGCGTCATAGGACTCGCCGGCCTGGCCATCTTGGCCCTCTGTCCAAAGGACAACCCGCTTGCTGTGGCCATAACGCACGGTGGAGCCTGGGCCATAAAAGGCAGCAAGAGAAGCCGCAGCTTCCATTTCATGGCAAGCAGCCATGTACTTGCCGTTAGCGTCAAAAACTTTAAGGTTAGGTGATGCAGCCATGTTGATCTCTCCTGAGAGTAGTTAAGTGGTAATACAACGGTTACAAGTATTGCAGATATCTGTGTGCTGTGCCACCAGTGGCCATTGTATTTTCTAATCGCTTGCCATCCCCTGATAGTCTGAGATATCTTCCCCGGCATGGAAGAAGAACAGACAGAAGCGCCCTACACGGGTTTCTACATCAGGCTGCGGCCAAGGGCCAGGAAGCTGCTGGATCAGGCCACAGAGGCCCAGGGAAGGTCTAGGATGGCCATCATCCATGACTTGATACATCGTCACCTAGAGCCTCAGAGAAGCCTTGAGGATCGTCTTGATCAGCTCATAAGGGGCAGGCAATGATTAATGGGGAGTTACGCAGGGTCTTCAATGACCAGTTGCTGCAGCAGGCCAAAGAGAGGTTCTTGCTGGCCAGGGCCAATGAGACTGACCCGGCAAGGATTGCTTATCTGGATGGGTGGTGGGCAGGCTACCTTGAGGCTGTGAAGATTGTCACCAAGATTGAGGATCAATACCTATGACAGGCAAGATGGCCAGGAACAAGGGCGCAGCCGGGGAGCGAGAGCTGTCCAAGATCCTCACTGACGAACTGGGTTTCGAGGTCAAGAGGAAGCTGGGCCAGGCTCGAGATGGTGGTGATGACATCCAGATCGGCAAGTACAGGATCGAGGTGAAGCGCCGGGAAGCTCTCAGGCTGGATGACTGGTGTCAGCAGATCGAGGCTTGCTGTGATCCGCGGGAAGTGCCGATAGTGGCGTACAGAAGAAATGGCCAGCCCTGGCGAGCTGTTGTGCCCATGGCCTGGTTGATCAAGCAGATCAGGGAAGACCTTGAGTGAAGATCTCAAGTGTCCAGCCTG